GGTGCTGCAACTGTTGGAGTCATTGCAGGACAAATCTATGTTGGTTCTGGATATCGCTCTATGGCGAAGTCCATGAATAGATGGTTTGAAGAGACTATAGATATTATCACTATACCACACAAAGGTATAGATCCATATATCTATGGTAAACCAGATAATATGCCGATAATACGATGAACTGTTGGCACTGCGGAACTGAGTTGATATGGGGCGGAGATAACTCTATGGATGAGTTGAATGATAACGAGGAGTCTGAGTATGACTTCTGGTCTAACTTCACTTGTCCAAAATGTCAAGCATATGTTGAGGTATTTCATCATAAATGAATCTGATTTGTAATTTACCTTCTGAGAAGGTGTGGGTACGTAAAGAATATTTGACTGACCATCAAAGTGGATTTGGTGAGTTTGTCGAGGGCGTCTGGGTTGCTTGTAAGAGTATACCTGGTCGTGCTTTTTATTTTGAGACGTACCTACCTGAGTATGGTGCGATGTATGATAAATTGCCGATAAGTGCCTTTCTCCGAGCACCGAAAACGCCGACGCCCGATATGAGTCTAGAGAATCTACAATTTTGGAATTGTATGGATTATGGTGTGATGGCAATCAATAAAGGTTTCATATCTTCTATGGATGCGGAGATACGGACAAGAGACCATGGTCTGATGAAAGGGCAATATATTTTTACTCTTGATAACTACCATGCGAATCCTGATGTGATAGATAATAATGTAAGCGAAGTGCCACAAGAGCATAAGAGTCATAATTGTATCCAACTAGAGAATGGACAGTATGCATTGTATCCTAACAACAGGATGCGTCTGTATGACCTCTCTATCACTCCACAACATCCTAAGACACCAGACTTTAAGGTTTCTACCATAGAGTATCAGGTCGAGAATGGGACTGAGTGGGGGCGGTTAGGAGATACCGATGATTATTTCTGGGAAACACCTAAGGAGAAAACAAATGGTAATTAAAGTAGACAAATCTGAAGAATTTAAGAAAAGTGGTAAGAAACTCATCTCTGAGTATGATGCACAGGAGTGGTTAGATAAGATTGAGAAGAATGACGAAAGAGAATTGTTTGAGATGAAGAGAAAGAAGGAATTCCTTGACGAATGCACTAAGTTCAGAAAAGGTGGATAAATAAAAGCAGCCCATGCTGTCTATAAATGCCGACTCAGTTTGAGACCTTCAAAGATTTGAGTATTACATTCAAAAAACATCCTGTTACTGATGATTTGGTAACGGTGAAGGATAAGTCTGCAATTGCACAGTCTATAACAAACTTACTAATGACAAGAAGGGGTGAGAGACCCTTTCAACCTACACTAGGATCTGGTTTAGATAACATATTATTTGAACCACTAGATTATGGTTCTGCTGCAATGATAAAATCAGAAATATCAAAGTGTCTTTCTAGATATGAACCAAGAATTAATGTACAGAGAATAGACTGTACAGTTGATTTTGAAAATAACGGTTATAGTGTAGAAGTACAATACAAGATTATAGGTAGAGCAGATAGACCAGTGGCGGTAGAATTCTTTCTAGAGCGTACAAGATAATGCCATACACTCAGGTATCCAATTTAGACTTTGAAGATATTAAGACTCAACTTAAAGAGTACATGAGAGCACAGTCAGAATTTACTGACTATGACTTTGAAGGAAGTGCATTAGCAACTCTAATTGATACACTTGCTTACAATACCTATTATACAGCGTTCAATACTAATATGGTAGTCAATGAACTATTCATTGATTCAGCAACGTTGAGAGATAATGTAGTAGCGATTGCAAAGCAGTTAGGATATAGACCAAAGAGTGCTACTGCTCCTACAGCATACGTTTCATTTACTATTAACTATACTAACCCTACAACTGATAAAGAATTAATATTACAACCAGGCACAGGATTTATTTCATCATACGATAACAACATTTATTCATATGTTGTAACTGATGCTGTTACAGGACAGGTTGTTAACAATGTTGCAACATTTAATAATGTAGCAATTAAAGAAGGAACAAGATTAGTCAATACATTTACTATTAACAGTGCTCTTAAGAGTCAAAGGTTTATCTTAGATAACCAAGACATTGATACTAATACAATTAGAGTGCAAGTATATCCTGGTGGTGGTTCATTTAACGAGGAGTATAAACTTGCTGATAATATCTTAGGTGTTGACGGAGATTCAAAAGTATTTTTCTTAGATGAGATTGAAGATCAGAGATATGAAATATTATTAGGTGATGGTGTTCTAGGTAAGAAATGTGAAAACAATTCACGTATTGAAGTATCTTATCTTACAACCGCAGGTCCTGAAAGTAATGGAGTCAAGACATTTGTCTTTACTGGTGTTGTACAAAATCCAAGTGGTGTAAGTCCCAATGCCTTCACAACTTCAATTACATCATCTACACCCTCTTCGGGCGGTGAAGAGATAGAAAGCACTGCCAAGATAAAATACACTGCTCCAAAAGCATATGGCACACAAGACCGTGCAGTGACCGCACAGGACTATGAAGCAATTGTAAGAAAAGTATATCCAGCAACAAGTGATATTATAATATTTGGTGGAGAAGATCAAGATCCACCAGAATATGGTAAGGTCTTTATTGTACTAAAACCAAATGATGCTAGTTATCTTACATCATTAACTAAATCACAAATTATTTCTGATCTTAAAAAGTATGTAATTGCATCTGTAGAACCAAGAATAGTAGATCCTTCTATTCTTTATGTTGAGATGACAAGTAAAATCTTTTATAATACTTCTCTTACTGATCAAACTGAAGGTCAGATTAGAGATAAAGTAATTAATAGTGTTCAGTCTTATATTGATACAAGTGATACTGAGAAGTTTAATGGTAAGTTTAGGTATAGTAAGTTCATTGGTGTAATTGACGATGCTGATGTTAGTATCAATTCTAATCTCACCAGTGTTATGATGAGAAAAGACTTCTACCCACAGTTAAATTCTACATTCTATTATGAGGTATGTTTCCAGAATGCCTTTGATGAAGACTGTGATGATCCAGTCTTGTCATCTACTGGTTTTAGGGTGACTGAGTATCCTAATTTTGATGTCTATGTTGAAGATAGGGATAAGAAAATTGTCCTATATAGACTAGATAGTGTAACTGGTGAAAAGGTTGTTCTAGACAGCGATATTGGCGACATAGATTATGTAAAAGGTGAGTTAAAGATGTATGCCTTAACAATTATTAGAGGTAGTTTCTTTGACAATCGTATTTCACTAAGAGTAAAACCTCTATCAAATGATATAAAAGCAATGCGTGAAGTATATCTTGACGTTGACGTTGCTAATTCATCCTTCACTGCATATAAAGAGTAAGTAAATGGTTGCTGCTAAGACAAAGCGAATCTCGACTCTAATAGAAACTCAACTTCCTGAGTTTATTAGTACAGAATATGAACTTTTTACTAAGTTCATAGAAAAGTATTATGAAGCACAGGAGGTACAAGGTGGTACGTTAGATGTTATTAGCAATCTTCAAGACTATGCTAACATAGATTACTATGAACAAAACATACTTAGACAATTTGATACTTTGGATGTTACTATCACTGATAGTAGCGACACAATTGTATTACAAGATGCAACGAGTTTTCCAAAGGCAGACGGATATGTCAGAATAGATGACGAGATAATATTTTACGCAACTAGAACTGATACTACACTACAAGGTTGCACAAGAGGAGTTAGTGGTAACACAAAACTTGGTGATTTGTATCATGAGACTCAATTTGAGACTACAACTGCTGTTGCACATGTTGCTGGTCAAAAAGTTTACAATATCAGTAATCTTTTCTTATATGCATTTGTCAAGAATTTTGAGAAACAGTATCTAGGTTCTTTTCCTGAGAAATATCTTAGAGGTAGTGTTGATAAGAGAACCTTAATAAAAAACATACAGAATTTTTATAAAGCAAAAGGAACTGATAGTTCTATTAAGTTTGTTTTCAATAGTCTTATTGATAAAGACATTGATGAAAATGCACGTAGAAATTTACAACAGTTTGAGTGGTTTATTAAGTCTGAATTTGATAATGTTGCAATCAATGTTACAAATGCTAGTGGTCAATTTTTAGTTGGTGATAGAATTAATGAGACTGGTGGTAATGCTAGTGGTGAAATTGCAAAAATTGTCAGAAATGATCAAAATGTAATTACAAGATTATACTTAAGACAATTATCAGGTAGTTTTACACTTGGAGATAATGTTACAGGTCCTACAGGATCATCTTTTACTGCAAGTACAGTATATACATTTCCTAATGGTATTTTCTACATTGATTTTGGTGAAGAAGCAGAAGAGTTTGGAGATTTTGAAGCTGGTAAATATTATCTTGCACCAGAGAATATAAAGGTACAACAGAATTATCAGATTATTTGGAATCAATCTGATCCTTCTAACTTACCTATGCCAATCCATCCAGATGGTCATCCCATGTTGTTTAGTACAACTAGGGAGGGAACATTACTTGGTGGTCAGTTATATTACAACAGTGCTCCTGTAAATGGTGTAAAAACAAACTATACTAACACATTCCAACCTGAGTTTATAATGGACTTAGGTGAGACTGATAAGATTTACTATTATTGTGCTTATCATCGTTACATGTCAGGTCTTGACGGTGACGAAGGTTACATGGTTCTTAGCACTGAAGAAGAGGAAGAGGAAGAAGGAGAAAAGGTATTTAAACCTGAGGTATATAAACCAAGAGACTTTACATACAAATCATCTAATGCAGATTGGATAAACGTATATGCACTTAAGTGTAAAGTTATATCTGGTGATGTAAAAAGTTTAGTGGGAAAAAGAATTGTTCAGTCTGATACAGCAGAGTATGACTATGCAGATGCTGTTGTAGACAATGTATATGCAGATGGAACTAGAGATGATGAAGTAATCTATAACATAGTTTTAGCACCAGAGACAGTTAATGGTGTATTTGGTGTCTCAACTAAGACTCAACTTGAGAAAGTATTGACAGGCACTAAGTCTGAGGGAGATAGGATTGATGTATTCTCTACTACTGGTTGGAATACTACAGGATCAGTATTGATTGGTAATGAGACAATTACATTTAGTGATAAGACTGTAAGTCAATTTATTATTGATAATAGATTAGCACAAACTGCTGTACAGCATGATGTTGGTACACCAGTATACAAACCAGTCACAATATCAGGATCTGGTGTCACATTGTTGACAATGGGTATTGTTTATAATTTACAACCATCAGATTCACAACCATACTCTTTTGTAGGAGATAAGATACAGGTATCTAATCCTGGTTTTGAGACTTCTGATTCTAAAATAGTAAACGTAGGTACAAACCAGACTAGATGGATATTAGGAACTGGTGCAGCAGTTAATGTTCCTACATTACCAGCAGTTTCTACATCATTAGATCAAGTATCAACAAACGTATCTGCTATACTTGCAGATGATCAGTATTATTACATTGCTAGTTCTAGTTTCCCATCACATAAAATTTTAGATGGTTCTACTGTAACACAAACAGTATTGGATCAGAAACTTCTTCGTATTATTAGAAAGCAAGCAACTAGAACTACAGAAACATATCCTACACCTAAAAGAGATATTGGTATTGGATTAAATGGTGTTCCTTTCTATGGTTATAAAGATCCAGAAAGTATTAGATATGGTAAGTTAGAACAAATTAAGGTTGATCTACGTGGAACTGGATATGTAAGACCTCCTTTTGTATTGATTG